CTGTAACCCCAGCCGCGCCGCTACCGCCACCACCACCGATCACATGCGGACGGACGTGACGCAGCCACGGATACGAAGCCTTCGTGAACTCCCCGCTCGACGTGAACGTGACAACCTCACGTAACCCCAAACCTGCATTCAAATCTGCAGCCGTGACCAGGTCGCCTGTCGTGAACCCTGCCATCAGAACCCCAACGTCGTTGTCTCACCAATTTCAGAAAACCCGGCTTCACCCAACAGCCAAAACGTCTGGCTCGACGCCGCCGACAGGCCCCACGTGGTCACCCACTCGGCCGCCGTAACGTTGTGTGTGACCGACTCGATGAACACTTCCAACACGATCGGGTCGCCGCCCCCGGGCGGACGACGTTTGATCGTCACACGGTCACCCGGGGTACGTGTCAACACCTGGCCCAACACTTCATCGTCGGCGTGGCCCAACAGCACGATCGTGTCGACACGTAACGTCGGCTGTGCATACCGGGTGACAAGCCACCCCGCAAAATCTGCTGCTACCAGCTCGGACGTGTGCAACGTCGACAACGACAACGACCGCAGACCGTACGACGACTCTGACGCCGAGTCGGAAGCACGTTGCACCGTCAACCCGGCCGGGGTAACCGAAATGTCGTTCCATACACGTTCGTCGTCGAACGACGGAACCAAATCGTAGTAGGGAAGTTCGCCTGCACCGTCACCGAACGTCACTTCCGACGTCAGATTCAAAATGCGTGAATTGCGGTCACGGAACGTCGCGGTGCCGTCCGGCGCGATCAGAAAAACGCCATCTTCTGTCGTGGCCGCTTCCTTGATGGCGGACAGCACCGTCCGGTCCGATTCTGTATAGGCCTGCACGTCAGACTGGCCCGTGTCCAAATCGCGGGTCGACGCCGGCCACCCCGCAGCGTCCAACAGATTCCCGATGCGGCTACCAGACGTCTCTTCCGTATAGGCGGCGGACGTGCGTGCCTGGGACAACAGTTTGAACCCGTCAACGATAGGTACCTGCACGACCGAATCTGTCTGTCCCGGCCAGACCGGACGCCACCCCTCGATGAAACCTTCGAACACTTGGGTGCCGTCGTACGTGTCGCTGTACACGTCGCTGTACGTGTCGGCGATAAGCCGGCAGCGGACCATCGGTTTCACGTCCGGCCAGTAGGTCGACGCTTCGTTCGCCGGGTCCAACTCTCGGTCGCTGTTGTCGAGCGTGACCGACCCGACACCTGCCTCCGTACGGTCAAGTTCGAACCGGCGTCCGAACGTCCAGGACACGCCAGGGTTGGAACGCACCCTTGACGACAGGTCGACCCACTGTCCTGCAGTCGGGACCGTGTTCGGATCGACACCGAACGCAACCTCAAACGTCAACCGTGGAACGGTCACTGTGACCTCACAGACGCGACCAACGTGCCGCCCCGTCGCGAGTCCTTCGCCAACTCGGCCTTCACCACCCGTAGCAGGTCGCCCTTGTCACCCACATAGTTCGGGACGTTCACCGTGATGTACGTGTCTCCGCTGCCGCCACGTCCCGACTCTTCACGGACGACCTGACGTAGCAGATCCTCCGGGGACACGATCTCCTGCTGTGTGACGTTGTCGCCCACAATCGCCAACGTGGGCCGGTTCGCCGCGAACAGACCTCCTTGTGCAACGCGCGGGATGTTCGGGGTGGACAGTGTGCCGCCACCGACCGTCCCCAAACCGGGGACACGCACCGAAGGCAGACTGAACGACAGCGAGTTCCACTTGTCGACAATCCAGTTGATGACCGAACGGAACGCGGTCTTGATGCCGTCCCACATCCCTGACGCAGCCGACGTGATACGGGCAGGCAGTCCGGTGATGAACCCGACGATTTGGTTGAACTCGTCCTTGACTTCTTGGATTTTGACTCGGACCTTGTCGACGATCCAGTCCCACACGCCAGACACCGTGTCACCGATCTGGTCCCAGATACCAGACCAGACCTCGCTGATCGTGGACAACACCCCGCCGATGACGGAACCCACGAGTCCGACCGCGGTAGACACGACGTTGACTATCTGGTCCCACACGGCAGACAGAGCGCCCTTGATCCCTTCCCATGCTTCACGCCAGTCGCCGTTGATCAGGGCAAGAACCGTTTCGACGATCGACCGGACAAAGTTGATGGCGTTCTCGACCGTGGTCGAGATGAACCCCCACACGGTCCTGACCATCGCAAGCAGGTCATCACCCCATGCACGCCACAGCGCAGACACCACGTCGATCACTGTCCGAATGATTCCAGACACAACGTTGACGACGTGGCTGATGGCTTCCTGGATCGCTCCCCAATGGTCTTCGACCCATCCGACGAGGTCACGGAACTTGTCGATGACGAAGTCGGCGAACTGTTTGATCCGCGGCCAGACCGTCCCCACAAGGAACCCGACCACGCCATCGATGATGTTTCGGAATGTTTCGAAGTTTTGGTAGGCGTACACGACAGCGCCGACAAGTAGTGCGATACCGCCGACTATCAACACCACAGGCGAGAACAGTGCAGCCAACGCCCCGACCAGCGACCAGACTGCCGCAACCAGCACGGTGCCGACGACGACCGCCAACGCAGCGAACACGGGACCGGCATTGTCACGGAGGAACCCGACGACACGTTCGATAACCGGTCGTGCCCGGTCGGCGAACTCTTGGATCGCGTCACGGACCGTAGCGATATGGCCCATGATGGTCGGACCGTTCACGTCCCACCAGTCAGACAGTTGCGAGAACGCTCGTGACGCAGTGTCCATAGCCTGTTCCACGACCGGGGCGAGACGTTCGCCCACGTCGATGAGGAACACTTGAATGCCGGCCTTGACCCGGTCAAATATCGGGCCTAGCCCGGTCATCATCTGATCGAACGCGGCCTGGGTCGCCCCGGCTGCGTTGCCCATCTCGCCGATGTTGTCTGAGAACGTGCTGTCACCAGCAAGCGACAACGCAGCAGATCCGGCTTCGACCGATCCGAACAGGTCTTGAATCTGGACGCCGGACTCTGCTGCGGCTTCCTGCATGATGTCGAGCGCGTCGGACGTGTTCCCGCCAGCAGCGATGAACTCTTGAAACGACTTCCCTGCCATGTCCTCGAAAATGCCAGCTGTCGTGCCTCCTGCTTTCGACAGCTCCACGAACAGGGCACGGAGTTGTGTCGTTGCCTGCGCTGTGGGTGTGCCCTTCGCCGTCATCGCGGCGAGACCGGCAGACACGTCTTCGAACTTTACGCCCAGCCCGGACGCGATCGGGGTCACGTTCGACAGCGACGCCGACAGTTCCTCAAAGTTGGTTTTACCGAGCCTGACCGCAGTAAACATCAGGTCGGACGCTTGTGTGGCGTCGATCACATCGTCGCCGTACGCGTTCACGACGGACGAGATCCCGTCGACCGCGGTAGTCAGGTCGGTGACGCCACCCTTCGCTGCCTGTTGCGCCGTTTCGAGAAACTCGAACACGTTGTCTTTCGGCACACCTGCCGACAACGACTGGTACAGGGCGGGAACGACTTCGTCAGGGAGGACCCCGAACTCGCGGGAGAAGTCTTTGACCTGGCCGGACATCTCGTCCATTGCGCCTTGCGAGATCCCGGGCAACAGGGTGAACACTTCGTTCATTGACGATTGGAAGTCGGTGAACGCGGTCAGCGACTTCGCAGCTCCGACCACGGCAGCAGCACCGACCGCAGCGAACGCGGCCCCGGCAGCCTTGCCCAACCCGGACATCTTCTGATCGAAGTCTCGAGTGTTACCCAGGACCTTCACGGTGAGCGTTCCAGATTTAGCCACAGTTCACCGTCCTTCTTGGTTGACGTGCTGTTCGTAGTCGTGCAACGCAGCCCGGTAGGCGGCCACCTCGCCGGCTGTGAGCAGATCTACGTGCCACGGGTGGATCCCGAACAGGTGAGACAGGGAGGGCCACTGCAACAGCAGCTCCCTCCTCAACCTTCCGGGTCTTCCTCGCCCTCCTCGTCGACGACGTTGTCGGACACGACCTTCATGTTCGTGTACGAGATTCCGTCCAACACGTCGTCGTACGTCAACGACGCCTTGTTGCGCCGCCGTTCGATCCACACGAACGCAGCGATCACGTCGATGTCCATCAAGTTCTCTTCACGGAACGCACGGGCAGGCGCGAACCCGACCTCGCCGCGGAAGTCCTTGACGTCACGGCCAGTCATCGAGTCGAGACGGA